AAACTTTGACTTTGACAAATAAATGGACCTCTATCAGCTGCCATATCAATAATATGTTTCATAGGAATTTCCCAAACAATTTTATATTTATTACGAATATGCTCTGGTAAAACAGTTAATTGTTGAATAGAACCTTTGTTAGCAATAATATTATTTTTAATTTGCTCATTCCAATATCCTAATTGAATAAGCTCTCTCATCAAATATTTATTAACAACAACAAACTCACCTGCTAAAGTACGTCTTGAATATAAATTGCTTGTAAAAGGTTCAAAGCATTCATTATAACCTAAAATTTGTGATGTAGATGCTGTTGGCATTGGAGCAACTAACAAAGAATTTCTTATACCATATTTTGTAATTGAGTCTTTCAATTTAGCCCAATCATAACGAACTGAAGGAGCAATAGACCAAAGGTCAAATTGTAGAATTCCTTGCGAAGCAGGAGAACCTTCAAATGTTGTATAAGCCCCTAACAAATCTAAATTGGTTCGTTTTAAGCAATTGTATTCATACTCATTTACATTTTCTAAAAGATTAGTTCTAGGCCCATTAAGAAGAGATTTTAATAGTGTAGTGCGTTCAAAAGCCAGTTCATTACTTTTTTCTAAAGAAGCATGATAAATTGTTTCAAAAATTTGTTTATTGATCTCTTTAGCTAGTTCTGAATAAAATGGAATATCCATTAAAATAAATGTATCGGCTAACCCTTGAACACCGATGCCAATTGGTCTATGTCTAAAATTACTTTTCTTTGTTTTTTCCGTTGGATAAAAGTTAACATCTATTATTTTATTTAAATTGTTAGTTACAACCTTAGTTACTTTGTGAAGTTTATCATAATCAAATTGTTTTGTCTCTTGGTTTACAAATGTTGGTAATCCTATAGAAGCCAAATTACATACAGCAGTTTCTTCTGAATCAGAGTATTCCATAATTTCGGTACATTGTCCAGTAATTATACCATTAAATATTCCCATGTGTCTTTTTGGTTCTGTGAAGCAATATGTGTCATCTATACGATTATTATATTCTACTTTTAGAATTTTTATGAATTGATTAGCATTATGTGATGGTTTTAATCCACTGATTTTTAATCTTTTTGGTGAAAATCCAAGTTGAACTAATTCATATAAATCGTAAGACGTTACAAGTAATCTATATGTTGGTTTAACATCATAATATTTATATCCACCTTTACCATCAGGTAAATAGCTTTTATCGCGTGTTTGTGATATTTTAACCTTTGGATTTATTCCACACGTTTGCAAAAATATTTTGACAGATCTTAAAAACTCATAATTTATAGAACATACTTGTAATTGTTCATTATCTCCATTTCTTGCAATTGTTCCATCAGCATCACAATATCCGGCAAACCAATCTAATTTATCTTTAATTGAACAAGTATGAGATGGAATGTTGAATTTTTCCTCAATATCTAAAGGAAGTTGTAATACTATTCGTCCATTATTTTCAGTATATGTTCTATAATTTATATATTCAATTAATTCTTTCTTATCACCATACAAATAAGACATTGGTTTCTTACAATAAGATTTCGCTTGACAACTCATTTTTTCGTGTAAATTTATATCATTGTTAATTAAAAAATCTTTAGTTTCAAAATCAATATGTCTTTTACAGAAAAAATGGCCGTCAATTGCTTTAAACTTACATTCTTGTTCTGGATTATCTGATATGTTAGAATATGTTCCATCTCCACAAAAAAATCCGTGTGTATAAGGATATAAAAATTTATCATTTCCATCAATAACAGGAAATGAACATTTAATTATTTTGTCATTTGGCTTTAAATCTTTTGCCTCTATTTGTTTAATTGAGGTTTCTAAATAATTTTCTTGAATATAAAATTTATGGTATGGTGTACAAGTTAGTTTAGAACCATCGTCTGTAAAAACATCTATTAAATCTTGATCCTCACCCGTTTTCATTATTTTTACTTTTGAAAATTCTTCACCATTCCATACATCAACATCCTGATCTACAAGTGTTTGAATTTCCTTATGACCATCTATAGTTAATACTAAAGTTTCTGGAGCTACACATAAATTAGACGATTTTATGGTACCAATATTTTTCTGATTTGATTTCATATTAGCGGCATCTTTATAAAGTAAATATGGTGTGCCTGTTTCCATTTGAGCGTCTAAAATGGCAAACCATAAATCTCTTGCTATAATAGTTTTACGCGCTTTACCGTCATGTTCATATTTTTCATATAATTCTTTAAATTTAAGACCATATACATCAGATAATCCGGGACATTCATGTGGACAAAATAACGACCATTTACCGTTCTTTTCTTTAACTCTTTCCATAAATAAATCTGAAATCCATAAAGCATAGAACAAGTCACGTCCCTTCATTTCTTCATCTCCATGATTTTTACGCATTTCTAAAAAGTCAAAAATATCCGAGTGCCAAGGTTCTAGATAAATAGCAAATGAACCACTGCGCTTTCCGCCTCCATTATGGACTATTCCATTATGTAACATATAATTATGTTCATTTTCCATTTGTAAATCATATAATGTCCCATTGTACACATCCTTCTGAATACTTTTAATACGTGTCAATAAATAATTATTATATCTTAAAAATTTGTAAAATTGTTTATCATTATATATAATATTCATTAATTCACAAATTTCTTGTGTTTTTGGAATTCTTAAACAATATCACGAATATAACCACTTGTTAAAATACCAAGTTTTAAGCAAATAAATCTAACTGATTCAATTAAGTTTCTTGAAGTATTATCAAAAACCAATTCTTTATGATTACAACCATCAGTTTCCAATAATCCCTTTAATATATACTTACTTTTTTCAATAGGTAGATTTAACCATTTTGAATGAACATGTTTTTCTTTGTTTTGATCATATATATCACTATAACGAAATGGCATACTAATATTTTTATTCCATCTAATTCTTGTTGTATTTTCATTAGTATCAATTCTATATTCTACACACTTATTTTCAAAATAATTAATCGCAAAGTCTAATAGATGTTTTTTATTAATAGTATGTAAAGAGATATATCCTGTTTGAATATCATTATTCATAGAACCGTCACCAAGAATAATACCATACATAAAACAATCATCACATGTTATGTTGGATAAATCATTACTATAATTAGGTATGCTATAAACAATCATATCATTTAAATCCAAATCTTTTGCTTCAATCCATTCAAAATTTATTAATTTTTTGTCAAGTCTATTTTTAATTACACTATAGTTTAAGCCCTTAATTTGATTCTGTAAAACATATATAGGATGTTCGGGTGTTATAATTAAATTATCAATAGAATGCATTGTTTCAATACTTAATATATCTCCTTCATATGGATGCTCCAAGACATTTTTAATTGTCTCAATATCACCATTTAAATTGAATATTTTTGTTTCACCAAATGAACAATTTTGAATTGGAATTGGACCATTAGTTGTATAAATAATTGTTTCAGGGTGAACACACTGATCGACATAGCGAGCAGTATTATTGAAAACGCGTAACATTGGTACTAATCCATTAGACGTTCCATTAGTTCCCTGAATATGTGTACCTTTTGCTCTAATATTATGAACATGTAACCCAATACCTCCAGCCCATTTAGAAATATTTGCGCAATCCTTAAGTGTATTAAAGATACCATCAATGCTGTCATTTTCCATTGCTAACAAATAACAAGAACTCATTTGTGGTCTGGGAGTTCCTGCGTTAAAAAGCGTAGGAGTAGCATGAGTAAAGTACTTCTGCGACAGCAAATCATATGTTTCCTTGATTAATTCCAATGCTTTTGGATTATTTAAATCACCATGTATTCCTATTGATACACGCATCCACATATGTTGAGGTCTTTCAATAATATTTTTACCATTTTTAAATAAATATGCTCTCTCAAGAGTTTTAAAACCAAAATAATCAATCAAATAATCTCTATTGTAATCAATCATATTATTTAACGTAGTATCATGTTGTTTAACAAATTCCCATAATTGAGATGAAATCAACGGTTTATGGGTTTTATGAATATCGTAAAAATTATATAATTCACACATAACATTTGAAAATAATGGGTCTGTATTTTTTTGATGGTTTGAAATAATAATACGACCAGCAAGTATTCCATAATCAGGATTTAGAGTAGAAAGAGATGCGCACTGTTCAGCTGCTAATTCATCAATTTTTGTAGTTGAAATCTTATCATATAGCTGATCAATGACCTTGATAACCAGTTGCTGATAATTAATTTGTATAGAAGCCTCCTGCCCTAGAACCTTTATTCTTTTTAAGATTTTATCAAATGCGATTTCTTCCAATTCGCCATTTCGTTTGGTAACACGCATATCATTAGACTCCATAGTATATATATTTGTTAGTTTAATTTTAAGTCACTTTTTGAAAAGTTTAATTAATAAGTTTTTATATAAATCTATATTATATGAAAGATAAATTTTTTCAAAGTATTATATTTTTGATAGGAATACTAGCTGTTAGTTTATATTTAGCTCCATTTATAAGAAAAATAGAAGGTTTTAGTGGATTATATGATTTGTTGACTCCAGGCACTTTTCCAAAGTCAGTTGAACAAGCAATATTAGATAATTTTCCTTTAATAGGAAAAAATAAAACATCTAACTATAATTATAGTCAAATATGGTGGCATTATCCAATATTTACATTAGGTTCTTATGAACAAATAACCAACAATTTACAACATCGTTATAATCCTGATGAAGGAACGTGTGTTCGTGCTGATTTCTGTGGAGCAGTTTACCATGATAAAAAAAATATAGAAAGTAACGTTATAACTCCTTTACCGCCAGCAGAGGAAGGACCAGGAGCTAGAGTGGGTTATTTTAGAAGTGAACCTAATGAGTTGTACTTTTCAATTCCCACAAATGAAAATATTTTGTATTAAGTTTTATTTTTAAAATGAATATCAATATCTTTTAGATTTGGAATAGGAAGAGAGATAGAAGTTGAATTATCACTTTCTTTCTTGACTACGGTAATTTTACCAGTTTCTTTATTAAATTGTAGTAAACATCCACCACTTGTTTTTGTCTCCATTTGACTATCTATAGTTTCTTTTTTATGTTTTCGATTAGGTGCCCTATGTTGATAACCGCTAAGTCTTTCTTTTTCAACAGTAGACCAAATGTCTTCCAAATAAGAAATATTATCTTTGAACCATTGCCTATTTCTACAAACTAACACACAACTTAAATGTTCTAGTTTCCAATAAATAGTTTTCATGTATGTATAATTAAATTGAGGATTATATTGATAATAATCAATATTATGTTCATGCCATTGTGTAATATCATCTGGATGAATTAAATCTAATGGTCTATAGATATAAAATGGTTTACCCTCTTTTGTATGAAAGTAAATGATAGCTCCTTTCATTTTATTATCTTTTGATAAACATACATTTAGAAATTCTATACCTTCATTATCTTCATAATATTCATCTAATGTATCATTAATATATGAAGTATAATCAGGATATTCAATAAATTTTGTTTCTAAAAAGTCACATTCATCAAGATCGCAGACTTCCATTTGAATTTGCATTTGAATCCAATATTCTTTCTTGGGAATTCCATCAATTTCTCTATTAACAATATTTTTAATTTCTAGCATACGTCCATATCTTTTGGAAGTTTTATCAATATTAATACCATCTGGAGATGCTCCTAAGAATAAATATTTTTCGTGTTGAATACAACCAAAATCTTCAATTTTTGTTTCATAATTGTGCTCATAAATTTTTACAGAAAGAGGTTCATATTTTTGTCCCCAGTGAAGTGTTGTGTTTGTATTTACCATTATGACTTCTTTAGTTTCTTCATTATCTAATTGATTATCTCCCGGTAGGAATAAACTTTGATTAAGTGGTTGACATTTTTCGTAAATAAGTTGGTTTTTAACAGTTTGACTTTCAAATGCTTTATATGCGTTTGAAGCAGTAATTAAATTATGACGAAATTCGTACCATTCTTTTGTTCTTTGGGTTGGTTGTGGTTTATTTCTTAAAAGATTTAATTGTTCATCAATAAAATCTGAATCAGGCTCTTCTAATATAATTGTATCTGGATATGAACGCGGTGGAATAAAATGTTTAAATAAATCATGTTTAGCATGTTCAATAATTTCATCCATTTCATCCTCAGCATCATCATTATAAAATATATCAAAATCAAAATGAGAATGCATTAATTCTTGAATATTTTCATCAAATATATCTTCAAAATCAGGTTCAGAAACAAGTGTATGATGGTCTCTAATAAATTCTTCCATTAAATGTGTACATGTCTGATATAATTCCAAAGATTCCTCATCATTAAAGTATTTAGTTTCTTCTTCTGGTACAATAAGCTCAGTAACATCAATCAATTCAGTATTGTTTTCATTCATATCTATATAATTTATATATTTGTTTTTAAACTATTATTTGAATCAATTTTATTAAATTAATAGATAAATTTGTAATAAAATTGATTAATCATCCTTATCAGATTCAGAGTCATCTTTAATTTTAAGATTTTTGGCAGTGCCTTGTTTTTTCTTAGGTACTGATAATCCTTTAAGTGTTGACACTCTTTTATCTAAATTTTTAAGTGTGAAATGATTTGATGGTTTATTGTAAAACAAAGATGGAATATCTTTAATTTCACCTGTTTCTTTATTATAATTAACATCTTTAACTCGTTGTAATTTCTTTTTATCAAGACAATCTCTAAAAAAAGCTATTAATTGGTTGTATTCAATGTCAGTTAAATTATTTGTTATTTTATAATTATCAGCAAATAAACTTAGTTTCCTGATTTTAGCGGTTTTATCTAATTTACTCCAAGGTTCGTTTGAATTAGTTATTTTTTCATTTTCAAGAAATTTATCTAAATTAGCAAGATCACTTGACGATTTACTTTCAGGCCATGGAACACCATTTAATATCATAGATTTATATTTAAGTGTTTTCAACTCGTTACAATCAGTTGTTTGACTTTCTTTGCTCATTTTATACAATATATTGTAAAATAGATTTTAACTCAGTTTCAA